GTGGTAATAAAATTAAGGACACGTATAATCTTTTGTTAAAACTCGAAAGTGCTGAGGTGTCCGCATCAGAACAGGTCGTAGAGGACGGTGCCGGAAATAACTCCGCACTGAAACTATCTACCGACACTGTAGAGACGACAGGAGCATTAAAAATATCAGGTACACCATCTACCTCAACGAGCGATGTAAAGGCGCTTATGTTGAGCACTTCAGGAGTTGTGGTAACACGAGATCTAAACACCAACCCTATTGGTACAGCGTCTATTACTGCGAACGCTCCGCTGTCTGCAACAGGTAGCACTGTAGAGATCGATGATCCGATCAACATATCACAAATTACTTCTCCTGCAGATAACGACAAGTATCTTATCTGGGATGAAAGCGCAAGCGAATACAAGTATATAGAACAGAGCGACCTTACTCAAGCCGTTCAGGACAATATCAACGTAAATCCAGATCAAGTAATCTTCGCAAGACTTCAAGGCAACACAACCATTAGCACTTCAGCACTTACTAATACGCAGTTCGCTGAAATCGTAGGTGACTCTGGAGCGACAGGAAGCACTTCCCAGGCGACATCATCTGTGATGTTCGGCCCGGATGCTAATAATATATTCGCACTATACAACAGTGGCGATCCAAGAACTGCAGTAGGGTTTAGCACTGGACCTGGTTATTATAGAATTACTGCATGTATTGAACTTACAGCATTATCTGGATCTAACATACCTGTAGATCTTCAGATATACGATAAATCAAACACAACAAGTCTTGCTCAAACGCAAAGATCATTAGATGCAAGTGATCTAAATTGTGTAGAGTTTTCTGCACTGTATTACTACGATGCAGGCGCTGATGGTAGAATAGAACTTAGAGCAAAAACAACCACAAATAATGTTACTATGGTCCAAACCAATTCTTTCTTCAGAGTTGAGTATCTTGGATCAAACATTACATTCTAATGACATATAAAGAAAGAGTTGAGTTCTTCCAACTTCTTCGTGCAAAATTTGATGAGATCGAAGACCTGATGGAATCATTCGGCGGTAAGGAAAATTTTCTCTCCGCCTATTGTGTAGGCATCTTTGTGCCGGAGACAGATGAGGCTTCAGAGAAATACGAACTGATGACAGGGATGCACATGGCTATGGAGGATGAACTTGATTTAATGATAAACACTATCAGTGATGCCTATGATCAACACAAGGATGATCCCGACAAAGGAGATCCTGGTTACTTAGATTACTGGTTAAATTAAATGAAATGGAACTTATTAGAAAGATCATCATCGGGCAAAACCCGAAGGATGCCATGGCTTATTACGTAGGCCAAAGAGCAGGGGAATCTGTTATTGACTCAATCGTTTTAGACGAAAGATGTTTTGTAAAGTACGGAATTCGTCGTTATCTTGTATACATCTATAATAAACAAGACGGCACTATGCTGTGGAAGACTATAGATGATATGCCAGTTTTAATTGAACATGATTGTGATTTCAGATGATTATTATCGACGACTTTGTACAGGATCAAGCACTCCTTAGAGAGATCCGAGCAAACCAAGAAGAATTCTTTTCCGACAATGGTAACTACTATTGGTGGGACGGATGGTGGGCTTCTCCTGAAGACTCATTGAAAAAAAGATTAATCAAGTATTTGTGGGCCGACAACTCTCCGCACCCTGTGTTGACAATAGGTGGCTTTGAGTATTGGACGGGTCAGTTTGGTCCAGACGCAGGATCAGATTACCTGAACATGCACTTGGACAAAGATGAAGCCTTGTGGAAATCCACGGGAGAACTATCAAGTCCTATAGTAGGCACTGTTTTCTATCCGGTGCCTATGGATATTGAAGGGGGTTACCTGGAGATATTCAGCAGAGGAGCAGACAGCGAACCGGAAAGAGTTGAAGCAAAGTTCAATAGAATGATAATCTTTGATGCCGGAGGCACTCATCACAGAGTAACAAATGTAACGAAAGGGTTACGATCTGCTATCACCGTCAATGGCGAGGATATGTACCTTGACACAAAGTTTAGTGAGTTCGAGCACCGAACCATGGAAGGAGAAGTGGTAGCCACACCCGCTAAGTATGAGACAGAGGTTCAAGTGGGGGATACCATGTACTTCCATCATCACGTTGTGCTCGGAGGTAACCACCTTATGTTGTCTGAAGAGACAACCCAGTTAGAAGAAACAAAGAAGCGTGGTCAGTTTATAGATCCTGATGACGATGTTTATTACGTGTACTACGATGGTATGCGTGATCCTATATCTGTGCAAGCCTATGCATTCAAAAGCAAAGAGACAGGAGAAGTCCGATTGATTAGTGACTGGATATTTATAGAGCCAGAAGAAGAGGAAGAACAGGAAGAAGAAACTGAAATCCGTATCGGTGATCAGATAATTTATTTGACTCCTAAGAAGAAGGAGCCCAAAGAAAAGTTTGGGTATATTAAATGGCCGTCGCCAAAACTCGAAGAACTTGGATTAGAGCCTGGCGATAAAGTGTTGATCAGAAACGGATCTGATTACAAGATGGAAGTGGATGGCATGAATCTATGGAGAACGTATATTAAATCGATCTATGGCAAAGTCGTCTAAGAAGAAGTACAATAATATTCAAACGGCTGTAAGGTTGGTGGAGGCAATGCAGATCGCAATAGAAAATATGATTGCGGAAATTCAGAAACCTGTCGACCAAGAACTGAGCGGATCGCAAAGAAAGGCAGAATTACAAGCCATCAAACAAACAGCGGTTGATGCAAAAGAACTGATTGTTGAAAGAGAAAGACTTGAACAACTTATCAAAACACTTAAAGACAGTGGAGAACTTAAAGAAGATCAAGACTACTCAGGAGGATTTGCGGAGCAATACTCCAAGTAGTCAAGTCTTCATTTACTGGGATTACTAATATGTAGCCCAATGTGTAGTGTGTGAGTGTACGGCGGTGATGTCACAGTCATCAAAGACGCAGATTTGACCCGCTGTACCCGTGCTACTTGCACAGGATGTGAGTAAACACACTACTACGAATACAAATACTTTCTTCATAGTGTTGGTGTTAATTTAATGTTAATGTATGAAAAATATGTCAGAATACACAATCACTACTGGTCAATGTAGTTGCGGATCCACAGACCACACACACGCTTGTCCTTATGATTCTAATAATGGGGTACTTACGGTATGCGAGTGTTGTGACGTCTGTACACATTCTTGTGCTAATGGATACTAATTATGGCGGGACTGGTAGAGATAGAAGAAGAGATTGTCGTCAGTATATGTCCTGATAAAACCTCTGGTGAAGTCAGTCTATACTTTGACTTACCGGTTCAACTTCCCAAGAAACCAAGTAAGAAGAATATACTGTTTCACGATAGACCTAAAGCAGATCAGCGTTGGGAAAGAGTTCCTTTGCCAGGTGAGTTGCGTAACATAAAGTCTATGGAGGAATGGATGACGATGCCTGATTCATTCCGAAAGAAGTTCACCCCCTATATTACAGAAGAATTTAAAAGAAGAAGAGATGGAGTATGGTTTTACAACAACGGGGTACCTACCTATATCACAGGTAACCACTACTTTTTCTTACAGTGGTGTAAGATCGATATCGGATATCCATCGTACCTCGACTTTCAAAGGAGACTATTCGTACACCTTGAAGCCTGTGTAGCAGATCCACGCTGTATAGGTCAGATCTACGTAAAGTGTCGTCGCTCTGGATACACTAATATGTCTGCAGCAATCATGGTCAATGAAGGAACTCAAGTGAAAGAGAAACTTCTGGGCATCATGTCTAAAACAGGTAAAGACGCTCAGGAAAATATCTTCATGAAAAAGGTAGTTCCGATATACAAGTCACTGCCTTTCTTCTTCAAACCTATACAAGATGGTACTACCAATCCCAGGGTGGAACTTGCTTTTAGAGAGCCTTCAAAGCGTATCACCAAAAAGAACAAAACTTCTTCCAGAGGAGAAGCACTTAACACAATTATTAACTGGAAGAACACCACGAACAACGCGTATGATGGTGAGAAACTCCATGTCCTGTATTTGGATGAGGCAGGTAAATGGGAGAAGGGTAATGATATACGAGAAGCCTGGAGGATACAGCGTACTTGTTTGCTTGTAGGTAGAAAGATTGTAGGCAAAGCAATGGTCGGTAGTACCGTGAACCCACTTGATCGTGGTGGATCTCAGTACAGAGAGATGTATTACTACAGCGATGTCAACGAAAGAAATGACAACGGCAGGACAAAGACCGGACTATACGGTGTGTTTATCCCTGCATACGAAGCACTTGAAGGGTTCTTTGATTCTTATGGCATGCCTGTTATTGAAGACCCAGAAAAACCAATGATCGGATTGGAAGGTGAGTATATAAGCATAGGTGCAAAGACCTACTTGAAGAACGAACGGAAAGGTCTTGCCGGAGATTCTTACGAACTCAATGAGGTTATACGTCAGTTTCCTTTCACAGAAGCAGAGGCATTCAGGGATAGTGCTAAAGCATCTCTGTTTAATGTACAGAAGATTTACGAGCAGATAGAGTACAACGAAGATCTGTATCCTTCGCCAGTAATACGCGGAAACTTCGGTTGGAAAGATGGAGTGCAAGATAGTGAAGTGATCTTTAAACCAGACGCTCTTGGACGTTGGAGAGTGTCTTGGATGCCGCCCGTTGATATGAGAAACAAACAGCGTGCAGAGAACGACTGGCTCGGATGTGCAGGAGTGGATAGTTATGATCTTGACGCCACTGTTGATGGAAGAGGTTCTAAAGGAGCCTGTCATTTCTATAACAAATTCAACATGAAATATCCTTCAAATATGTTTGTAGCGGAGTATGCTTCACGTCCTCCTCTTGCAAAAATTTTCTATGAAGATGTTTTGATGGCTGCTAAGTTCTATGGATATCCTGTGCTAATTGAGAACAACAAATATGGAATCGCAAGATACTTTGAATCAAGGGGTTACGATCACTTCTTGTTAGATCGACCTCAACACTTAGGTTCAAGAACTGGAATCAAAACTAAAACAAAAGGTATACCATCAAACTCACAAGATGTTATACAAGCACATGCTCAAGCAATTGAAGCGTATATACACTCACACGTTGGATTAAATGAAGAAACATTAGAGTACGGTAAAATGTATTTTGAAAGAACCCTTGAAGACTGGATTAATTTCAAGATAGATGATCGTACCAAATATGACCTTTCAATTTCAAGTGGACTTGCATTGCTCGCAGCGCAAGGACATAAGATCGAGAAGCCTAAAGTAGATTTCAATAAGAAGCAATTCTTCAGGAAGGGTCAGATAATTTTGCGTAAATAATAAGAGGTATATTTGCATAGCAGCAATTCTGAGTATGGACAATCAATATAAAAACGGACAGTCTTCGTTTCCGGATCCTTTAGCAGGGGTACCAGAGAAGATGTCTTTATCATACGGCCTTCAATATGCGAAGGCTATGTATGCTCAGTGGGTTGGGAGTGACTATCAAAATTCTTTGTATGGTAGAAGAAACAGCGAGTTTGAAAGATGTAGAGACTACGCACAAGGAACACAGGACACTTCAATCTACAGACAGATCTTAAATTCATTAGACCCAAACAATGGGGACGGAACATTATTAACACTGGATTACACGCCAGTACCTATCGTTCCTAAGTTCGTGAAGATCGTGGTAAACAAAATCTTATCACGAGAACCTTACCCACAGTTAGAGGCTGTAGATCCTATTTCAAAATCTGAAAAGGACAAGAAGAAAAAAGCAACAATATTGCGTATCGAGAATCGCGATATGATTGCAGAGGCAAAGTCACTGGGTCTTAACGTAAAGGTTGATCCAAACAACTTGCCAGACACACCAGAAGAAACTGAGATATTCTTAGATACAAACATCAAGACAGACGCAGAGATATCCGCTCAGGTTGCTACTGAGATGACATTGAAGTGGAACAACTTCAACGAATCTATCTATCGTCGCTGTGTCGAAGATCTTGCGGTGTTAGGAATGGGTGTTGCGAAACGCAGCAACGATCCTAACTACGGTATCAAAGAAGAGTATGTAGATCCAAAGAGATTCCTACACAACTACACAGATGATCCAAACTTTGGTGACCTTACTTATGCAGGTCACTTTAAGTACATCACGATTATGGATCTCAAACGTATTGCCGGTGATCAATTTACAGAGGATCAATACGAGGAGATTGCAAAGACTGTGATGAACAAGTATGGAAATAATCCTACGCAGTTCTCTTCAACAGGATATACATACGATCGTCCAGGCACTCGTTATCGTCAAGGTTACGATGAATACAAGATTGAGGTTCTTGATTTTGAATTCATGTCTGTTGACAATATCATTTATGAAAAGAAAGAGTCAGCGTATGGAAACATAGGTTTCTACTACAAAGGCAATGAGTACAATGCACCTCAGCAGTCTGTATACAACAGAGAGGCAGTGTACATGAAGAACGCTACAGTATACGGCGGTACTTACATTGTAGGTACAGATTACATTTTTGATTACGGATCTAAAAAGAACATCCCTAAAAACGTACACGATATTTCACGTGCTCGTTTATCATACAGTATTGTTGCTACCAATATCCGTGGGATGATTCCAAAGTCAATGGTATCTTCTGTTATTGGATTCGCAGATATGTTGCAGATCACTCACTTGAAGTTGCAACAATCTATTGCTAAAGCGAAGCCAGACGGTTTGATCATTGATATCGAAGGTCTTGAAAATGTACAGTTAGGACGAGGTGGGGAACTACAACCACTTGAAATTCAAGACATCTACGAGCAAACGGGTATCTTCTATTACAGAAGTAAAAACCCAGAAGGCGGTTTCCAAAACCCTCCAGTAAGAGAGATTGGAAATGCTATTCGTAACATCCAGGAATTAGTGGCGCTGTATAATCACTACCTCAGAATGATTCGTGACGCTACAGGTATCAATGAAGTTATGGACGGTACAACTCCAAAAGGAGAAGCCTTAGTAGGAGTTCGTCAGCAGCAGTTGATTGCAGGTAACAATGCGATACACGATATCACTACGCTGTTGGGGAAACTAACATGTCAGTTCTAAGTTCGTTTGATAATCTATCAATGTACAACTTTGGAGTGGTAGTTGTTTCTGAAATGAATGAAGCAGATAAAGTTTACTTGGAACAAAACATTCAAACAGCGCTGGCTCAAAAAGAGATCGATCTTGAAGATGCAATTGCTATTCGTCAGATCAAAGATGTCGAACAAGCAGAGCGCCTTCTTGTAGTTCGTAGAAAGAAACGAATCAAACAACAACAAGAAATGGCTGCACAACAAGCGCAACTACAAGCGCAGTCTAACGCACAGGCTGCACAAGTTGCTGCACAGGCAGACATGCAAAAAGAACAATTAAAAGCGCAGATAGAAGCACAACGTATCCAGTTGGAGACACAAGCAAAAGCGCAATTGATTGAATTAGAATACCAATACAAAATCCAAATCGAGCAACTAAAAGGTCAGTATGGCGTGGTCGAACAAGAGATTGAAAGCGGAGTCAAAGCCCAAGCAGATCGAGAAGCGGAAAACAGAAAAGATGCGCGTATCGAAAAACAGGCTATTGCCCAAAGTAAGTTGATTGCTCAACGCCAAGGACAAAGAGCGCCACTCGAAGAGGAGATAAATATTAACACCTTAAATCTCTAAAATATGTCGTGCTCAACTTGTGGTTCAGGGGCTTGCGGCTGTAGCAATCCATCTAATGTAAACATGAATAACGCAGCACAAGTAAACATCTGCGCTCGTCGTGGAGATACTTTTGTTTTGAAATCCAATGTAAAAGACTCGGATGGAACAGCGATAGATCTTACTCTGTACACTTACAAAATGGAAGTCCGTGAATATGATGATGGCCCAGTCGTTATCGCTGCTACGGATATTACTATTTCAGGTACTAACGTAGGTGTATTGACCGTGACTATATCTTCTACTAACATGCAAGTTGACGCAGGAACATACGTTTATGGATTACAGGCTACACTCACTTCGGATAGCACTGTTGAAACGTGGCTATACGGAACTTTTGATGTAGTACAAGATATAGTACAATAATGGCTGAGAAAGGAATCGATATTCAAATCATTAGACCCGGAGACACCTCTGTTGAAATAACAGCGGGTTCGGGTCTTGTCTTTGATTTAACAGTACCACCATCAACAAATGTTGAGATAACTACAGGCGCTCTGAAGCAGTTGCCTGGAGCCAAGGGTGAGAAAGGTCAGAAAGGATCTAAAGGTCAGAAAGGAGAAATAGGTCCGAAAGGATCTCAAGGTGACAAAGGTCAGAAGGGAGATATCGGTGACAAGGGTGCCCAAGGAGAAAAGGGTGCTCAAGGTGAAAAAGGAATCCAAGGCGATAAGGGCCAGAAAGGTGAGATTGGTCAGAAAGGTGAAATTGGAGTCAAGGGTGATCAGGGAGAGAAAGGCGATCAGGGAGACAAAGGTGACCAAGGATCTAAAGGTGACAAGGGCCAGAAGGGTGAGATCGGCGTAAAAGGAGATCAAGGAGAGAAAGGAACTCAGGGCGATAAAGGCCAAAAGGGTGACCAAGGAGATAAGGGTGACCAAGGAGATAAGGGAGCACAAGGTGATAAAGGTCAAAAGGGAGATACCGGCGCTAAAGGAGATACGGGTGACAAAGGCGCACAGGGTGACAAAGGTCAAAAAGGTGATCAAGGCGCTAAGGGTGATCAGGGATCTAAGGGTGACCAAGGAGATAAAGGCGCACAGGGTGATAAGGGACAAAAAGGCCAGACCGGTGCCAAAGGTGACGAGGGAGGAGTGGGCCCATCTGGTGACCCTGGAGACAAAGGTGCACAAGGAGATAAAGGGGACCAAGGTGATAAGGGACAAAAAGGACAAACTGGAGCCAAAGGCGATCAGGGTGACGTAGGTCCATCAGGGGACGCAGGACCAAAGGGTGACCAAGGAGATAAGGGTGACCAAGGAGATAAGGGCGCTCAAGGTGACAAAGGTCAGAAAGGTGATCAAGGCGACAAGGGTGCGCAAGGAAATGAAGGACCATCTGGGCCTGCCGGAGACAAAGGCGAACAAGGAGCCAAGGGCGACCAAGGAGACAAAGGTGATCAAGGAGAGAAAGGTGCCCAAGGTGATAAAGGACAGAAGGGGCAAACAGGCGCCAAAGGAGACGAAGGTGCAGTAGGGCCCTCTGGTGATGCGGGACCAAAGGGTGACCAAGGAGCAAAGGGTGATACCGGAGCAAAAGGCGACCAAGGTGCAAAGGGTGACCAAGGAAACGAAGGACCATCTGGACCTGGCGGAGATAAAGGTGACCAAGGAGATAAGGGACAAAAAGGACAAACCGGAGCCAAAGGGGATGAAGGCGCAGCCGGACCGTCTGGAGATCCTGGGGACAAAGGAGCGCAAGGAGCCAAGGGTGCTCAAGGCGACAAGGGTGATACTGGAGCGAAAGGTGATACCGGCGCTAAGGGTGATCAAGGCGAACAAGGAGATAAAGGTGCCCAAGGTGATAAAGGACAAAAAGGACAAACAGGCGCAAAAGGAGATGAGGGGGCCGCAGGGCCTTCTGGTGATCCAGGCGATAAAGGGGCACAGGGAGCCAAGGGTGACCAGGGTGATAAAGGACAAAAAGGTCAGACTGGAGCGAAAGGTGATGAGGGTGCCGCAGGTCCGTCCGGGGATCCCGGAGATAAAGGTGCACAGGGAGACAAAGGTGCACAGGGAGCAAAAGGCGACCAAGGCGATAAAGGCGCGCAAGGATCTAAAGGTGATCAAGGCGCGAAGGGTGACCAAGGCGATAAAGGAGCACAGGGCGATAAAGGAGCCCAAGGTGCTAAAGGAGATGAAGGGGCAGCCGGACCTTCTGGAGACCCTGGAGATAAAGGGGCTCAGGGCGCGAAGGGTGACCAGGGCGCGAAGGGTGACCAGGGCGCAAGGAGATAAAGGAGCACAAGGCGCTAAGGGTGACCAAGGAGCCAAGGGCGAACAAGGTGCTAAGGGTGCACAAGGATCTAAAGGTGACCAAGGAGATAAAGGACAAAAAGGACAAAAAGGGCAAACAGGTGCCAAGGGTGATGAGGGGGCTGCGGGCCCTTCTGGTGATCCAGGTGATAAGGGTGCCCAAGGTGCGAAAGGGGACCAAGGTGCGAAAGGAGATACCGGAGCAAAAGGTGCACAAGGAGCAAAAGGTGCGCAAGGAGCAAAAGGAGATCAAGGAGCAAAGGGTGACCAAGGTGCTAAAGGAGAGAAAGGACAAAAAGGTCAACAAGGTGCGAAGGGCGACGAGGGTGCCGCAGGTCCCTCTGGAGATCCTGGGGACAAAGGAGCGCAAGGAGCCAAGGGTGCTCAAGGCGACAAGGGTGATACTGGAGCGAAAGGTG